ATCGCATTTTGAAGAAGAAACAAACAAAATTGTGAACGTATTTAGGTATTTCAGTCAATTCCATTAACAGCACCGTAGCGCCGCTTTTCTGAAAAGATTCGATTTGTTTCTTAAAAAGTCGTTAATTTCGAAGAATCACACTGCGATTGTTTAAATGTGACAGAAATTAACAGCAGACCACTTAGAAGAAGCAGCCAGCTAGAGGATTATGTTTTGAATGGATAGGTATCCATGACATAAAAGTTTGGCAATCCCAAAAGGAAGCCCATACGAAAATCATCTCCAGCAGATCGCCAGAAAGTGAGCGTTTGACTAGAGTCTAGTTTCATAATCAAGTGAGCAGGCGATTGCCTACCGTAAATTCTGCCTCCAGAATTATTACCTGAATATGGAACCATGTGCGTTTGTTGGTAGTAAGGCACACTAAAGTCAACCGCTCCCTCTTCAGCGAAAACGGGGATGATTCTCGTACCAGCTCGAATTGCACCACAAGGAGTTAAATTGGCAATTCCAGTTCCATCATTCAGCAGCGTTGTTGCAGCAAACTGATTAGTGGTACTGAAAGCCACCCTCGCAAATCTACCAGACGTTAGATTGGTGGACATTCGAATGTTAACGCTACCTTTCTTAAAAGCGTAGCCACACTGCAAATAGTCCATCAAATCAATACGGTCTTGAGGAACACCGGTTCCATTACGATTTCGACTCACGTTCGCTAAAACTGTTAGATTATTAGCGCCATTTACTTCGAGATCGTCATAGAAAAGGGAAAAAGCATTCATCAAATTTCTAAGATGAATGACTCGATCGCCGGCTGCTACCTCAATGTTCTTTTCCATATCAACGTTGACAGAGTTCGAGATAAGTCCAAGTGTTGCATCAATCATCCTCTCTGATCGTGATTGTTTTTCAAAATCAGTACCGAGAGTGTTTTTTGATTGAGTGTTTGGGATCATCATCAAGCCAGTGGCAGGGTTCGTCAAATTTACTTTTTCAGCAGAAAAAGAAGTGACGAAGGTGACACTTGTCGCAACAGAATCACTTGCTTTCAATGGAACTTCAACCATGACAATTAATGTGCCATAGCTGTTTTGAACGGTGTTGGCTCCCGCAATCAAGGTTGCTAAACTTGGGGCGGCAGCAGCTCCAGCTCCAGATGAAAGAGTCATTTTGAGTGCTGTAGTCGATCGCGGTGGAATAATCAAGTCATAATTTGCATTATCACCCGAGAATTCCACTACTGCCGACGTGGCTTTATTTATGTCGAAGGTTGCAGGGAGAGGAGCACCAATAGTCAAAGCCGGATAAACATTTGGAAGTACTACGAATCGAAGTTTCACTCGGTGGAAATGAGTGAGATAAACATCAAACGAAAAGACTAAGTCAGCAAGCCACATTTGGACAAGTTGACTCAGCCACATCTGATGAGTTACTTCGATTACGTTATCACCAATAGGTCCAATTTGGTTAAATTGAGCCAAATTAAGGCGATGTACAGCCAATACTGTTCGTGGGGTTTGACTTGTGGTGACAGTGAAGGTATTGATGATGTTTGGAACATTCATTATAGCTTCAGTGGCCATCTCATCTGCTTGAGATCCAAACGGAACATCTGATCCTGAAACCAAGTTATTCATATTTATCGAAAATTGATGCGCTGGAAGCACACCTTCATTCGTCAAATGTGAATCACCTGGTTTCCATTTGATTGCTTGAACTGGAGTGTCTGAACAAGGTTTTGAAAAACCGAACATTCCCGCAAGTTTGGCACCAATGTTTAATAAGGGAGCAGCGACAGCTGCAGCCGCACCAATAACTGGTATTCCAGAAGCTAAAGTTGCTATCTTCGCTCCCGTTCCCAAAATGCCTGAGATTGCTCCGCCTTTCTCCATCGGCTGAGATTCAGTGATGTGTCCTTCAGAGACAACACCAGTTCGTCGTTTTTTGTTTTGCGTGGTTGGAAACATTTTCTTAAAAGCTTCTGGATCCATTTCTTTCAAAATGGTCAGACGCTCTTGGATATCGTCGATTTGATCCTGAACAGTAGTTACTAAATCACCAGTTGTTGGGTAATTCAGCTCAATTGAGTCACGAATAGCAGAGACATATGCCCTAAAGGACACTGTTGACCCTGCACTTGGTGTTAATCGTGACATAATTATTGTACCGTTCGAACCATATCCACCTACCAGATCACGTCCATAGAAAGGTGAAATCCATGGAGTGTGAATGTTTAATGTTTCTGCTGTCGTTAAAGACATCTGCCTATTCGGTACTTGACCAAGCTTCATGATTGAAGTAGTTCGCGTTGCCAAAATAAGCGGATCTAAGTCTGCATAATAAGAAAGCATTATTCCTCCTTGATTTGTAGGCAAGGTGGAAAATTCAAATCTTACCGCTAAACTAGCCTTAAAGTAAGCAAAACCACGCAATTTGTCTCTAACATTTGGTTGAGCCAAGAACGAAGACGTAACATCCCACGTGTTTATGATATCTCCGGGAGCACCCCCAATAGGGATACTACCATCATAGAAAGCATATTCACGGGATAAAATGTCTAAGATTGTATGTTCTCGACCTTCCATCATGTTAGAAACAACGCGTTTATCGATAGCTTTTGGAGCAGGGACAGTCTCCTGTAAAGGAGCGTCGACTGTTGAAAAAGCTACGATTTCGTTTCCGGTTGTAATTGGCACTGACGGGTCCACAAATGGAGGATCATCAGTCTGTGTCGTCATCATTGAGTCGTTTTGAGTTTCATCGTTTTGTTGAGAAGCAGCCCATTGATTTAGTCATGCAGTCAAGCTACGCTGCACAACTTTCGGAGATGAATCTTTTGGCAAGCCTGTTGCCACGGCGTTCGACATAAATATGTCTCCGTTAAGTTTTTGTTGTTGAATACGACATGTCTCAGCTTCTGAGGGAATCGCATTCAGGTTATCATCTGTATCGCTAGGACCAACTATTGGTCCGGTGATCTCAGATGGATCTTTTGAAGTTTTCACATAACATCGGATTGACATCTGCGAAAGATAGCATTTTGGATCAAGGACGAGATTATTTTCTCTACATAATTGGATAATTTCCTTTGAATATTTTCCAAATATTTCCTCATCGTGCATAGCCAGTTCTCTTATAGCAGTTTCAGCATTAACTTGATACTGAAACTTCTTGAGTTCTTCCTGCCTATCATCTACTTTATCCCAATTTAATGGTTCTAAAATAGACGACAACTCGAGTGGTGCAAACCACGCATTGATAGTCTTATCAAAGATAAATCTTCGTTTAAGAATGGATACTTCACTTAAAGTTTTATATTCAAGTTCTGAACCATCTTTACTATCTGTTGTGTACGTATGTCCAAATGTTTTCATTTTCGCAGATATCAATTTCGGATCCACAATTTTGCAGAATTTAGAAGAAAAAGACATGCAATTATCATCCCCATAAAAATAGGGGCAATAATGCTTAGTCAAATTATTTCTAACTTCCATCGCTTCATTTCCTCCGATGTCCGTCAACACTTCCCATAATACTGAATACATTAATCCAGCATTGTAGAGAGTGTTGATTAAGGCAGTACCAGGATTCCCGGATGGTTGCCCTTTCGAAACTTCAATTACGGAATTACCAAAAAGTTGCATAGAATTTGTTATCTCAGTCCATAGAGCAAAAGCCACTTTATCTTTTCTTTCATATTGATATTCAAGAAAGTCAAAAATTGACCATAACAAATCCCTGCTCAAATCACCATCAAAATTAGCAAAATCCCCTGCGAGAAACTGTTTCTCGGTTGGGTTTGCCATTTTAAGTAAATTGAACGCAACTAAATCCCATTCTTTGTTATATACATTAATGCCCACAAGTGAGCTATTATGTATACGATTCTCCATTACATTTGCCATGTAATCGAGGAATTTTTGTCTAAACAGCACCACAAAGTGTAATGGCGCTGCTGCAAAGCTACGAGTTTTGCCATTTTGTATTTTTTCTAATGAACGTAATTCATCTTTCGCTGTTGACGTGAAAAAACACTCAGGCCGCTCGTTTCGCTCAACTGAAGACTTATATTCCTCAATATATTGCATCAATATTGGATTATCATAAACAAAATTCTCATTTTCCCCAAGAAAAGAAACTTTTCCTGGTTCACCTGGATTCCTTAATTTGACAAAAGGATATCCAGGACTAGATGATCTATTTATAGCACGCATATATTCATTTCCTTCAACGCCACGAATGGCGACAGGAATTGAACATTCTTGCACACTACGTGTAGAACTGAATTTTGAATGCAACAAAGAACGGAATTGATCTATCCTAGATTCACTCAGAGCCAAACAAGGTCCTTGATACTTTTTAAGCGCTTTGTTAACGACGTAATCGCCGTCGAAGCGCCCAAGAATCGCTGGAAACTTTACTGGTTTCGAGATCTTTCCGTGGAAGATACTTTTGGTAATTCGCGTTTTGGTTTGTGAATGAATAAAATCGGGGGTCACAAAAAGATGATTAAAGCTGTCATCGACAACAGTACGTTTGTTCTGCAAATTGAGTTTACAAGTGGATTCTTGTAAACTATATGTAGATTCTAACTTAACTGCTTCAATAACTGCCATAATCATCTCTTTCGTTACTATAGCTCCATAGCAAAGATCGGAATGATCAAAGCTAGCCATATGCAACCCCACAATTTTATCGGAATGCTTAGCATCATTAAGAATAATGACGCTTCCACAATAGCCTTCCTGAGTTTGCGCATTGTATGTCAACGATCGATAGTTAAACGTCCATTGGTCACCATTTACGGCGGCCGTATAGTCGTCAGTTACCTCTCGTATATACGTATGCTGTCGATCAACGTACCAGAGTTTATCATTATCACGCACTGTCAAAAGGACACACTTTGTACTTGCACATTTCATAACGTCAGCCTGTGACATAAAATGTTTAGAAATGTTAGAGTGGTCTTTGACTGTTCGTGGAAATTCCACGAGACATACGTCATAAGGACGGAGTTCATTTGTATCAGAATGGCCAAATTCATACATTCCACACTTGGATAGTGGGATTGCGTGATATTCAGCTGCAGGTGAGTACAAATAAACAAGTGATTCGTTCCAATTAGCTTTAGCAGCATCAAACACGTGAGCATTACACAGGAAAAGTTTTCCTGCTACAAATACTCCACGTATTGACGCAGTTTCCTTCGTAATTGGATTTAGAACCACAATCCGGTAGATTTGAGAAGTAATGAGTCTTTGAACTCTCAATCCATTCTCATCCGATACTGATTCAGTAGATGCATTGATAAAAGTCTGCGCTATATATGTTTCGCTCATATTCTGCGTATCATTTTGTCGTCGCATCACTTTCAATGAACCAGTGGGTTTTGCGAATTTCGTCTTTGTTTTAGTCGCGTCTCCTGAAGAATAAGGAGTGCCCTCTTTTGAGATTACGCGTCTATTGTTGTTGTTTTTCTTCGTTTTCCGATAAGTTATATATAGAGCCGCAGCTCCACATAATACAAGAGCAACACCTAACGTCGTTCGAAGTGTGAATACAGAAGATGACTTTCGTCTCCACTTTTCTTTTAATAGTAAGCATTTGCTTAACATACTAAAATAAGTAGAGAAAAGCCACCACTGAATACACACTTTTAAATTAGTTAAACGTGTTGCTTTTGCATCACTCTCAAAAATTCTCGTAAAAGAAGTTATGGGAGTGAAACTTTCTCGTTGCATGTCAGGGAGAGGAGCCGAGTCATCTTGCACATTAGAAACAGAATCATGAGGAGGTTTCTTAAAGTGACGAGTAGCGTATTGTGTAAAATTAGTAAAATTTCTTCGAAATTCATTGTGTTTTACACTCAACGCTGTTTTAACATCAGCAATCATTTCTTCATAAGAGATAGACACACTATCTTTCATAAACAAGTAATTGCTGGCGTCAAAACAATCTGCTTTGAACTTTCTAGGGTCCGCTACAGATATACCATTCACTAAAATACACGCCTTAGGATTCAAAGTCACCTGATATTGAAGAGTAATTCTTCTCTTATAAGCGTCAACTGATGTCAAATACGAAAGATCTGGATATTTCGCATTATCAGTGGCGATTATAAGAGATGAATTAAACTTTGCATTTCGCTTATTTTCAACTTCAGCAACGTTAAGCAAGTGATCAGAATTATTAGCAAGATGAATTAGTTCCACGGGGAACGGCAAGTCATCTTTTAATTCTTTATGATCAACCTGATTAGCGTCATCTGCTACATATATTTTAGACCAAGCCGAATTGTAATTAGTGTGATACTTATTACCGATTGGTTTATAATATATGTATTGAAAATAATTCGAAAGTCGCTCTTTTTGCGTCTCATCATCAACCTCTTCGAGATCAAAAATGTGTTTAAGAGCGTCTGCTGCAATGCCGTTTATCATCATCGTTTTTCCGAGTCCAGGATGTCCCCATAAATGGAGAACAACTGGTTCCTTACGATAAGCATGCCCGGCACAAGGTGACATTTGAACTTTTTTGTAGAGTTGATTCAGTTGAAACAACGTTGGCTGGAAACCATAATATATACTTGAGTTCTTGGGAAGAACTCTCACAATATCATTAGCTTCCATCAACGCAATTGCAACGTCATCAAAACCACTTTCCGAATTCATCAGTGCAAGATTTCCTTCTTGGGTAAGCCATGCATTAACTTTGTTTCGAATATCACTACAAGCCTTTTCAAGCATGTCGTGAGGTGTAGTAATATTCAAAACATAGTTAATGCACTTCTTCGCACACTCAATTATAAACTGTAATCCATTCGCTTTCCTTGGTAAATCTCCTAACGTTCCGATAAAATAATCGGTTCGTGTTTTAGAAGGAGGTTTTCCCAAGAAAAGAGAAAGCATTATAGTACATAACGAAGTTAATCCGTCAGTCTTAAATTCGTGAAAATCACTACCAGATTGAATTCTGGCAGCGTTCTTCGCGTCTTCAAGACTAGATCCAAGATATTTTTCCGAAACATTGATAGCATATGCAGAAAGAGCTGAAATTGTCATTCCTTTAACTCCAAATTGCTTATGAAGAGTAGACATCGCAAGATATCGCGATGACCACTCTTTAGAAGCAACAAGAGTATAAATTGAAACAACAACATCAGTCCATTGCACAGCACTAGCAAAGCCTGTAGGAATCATACATTGAATTGATGAGATAAAAGCTTCCACTCCAGCTAAATCGAAATGATGTTCATGTTGGTGTTGAACATTAATATCGAATAAGCCTTCCGTTCGCGGAAACAATTTTCTCATGTCGGATTTGTGTGATGCATTCTGTCGTTTTTCCTTTTGCAATTTTAGAAAATCTAATTTTGCTCGTTTGCCAATTTCATCTTCACGCTGAGAGAGATGTAACTTACGATCCATTAAAGAAACCACTGGCTTGTGGCTCTTTGAATCGCGTTTAACATCCTCATCTTCATCAGATGAAAAATCGTCGCACCAAGGATTACAACAGAAACCTGAACATCGTTTCATAATGAAATCCCGAATAAAGTCTTTCGGAAAATTTGGATGAGCTTGCCATGCATAATAAATATACAAAGCAAAGTCATCCAAATTCCCACGAGTATAAACTCGAATCGAGAAATCACGACGAGAACATTCAGGACAATGTTGCGAAAGTAAAACTTCCGCAGGCTTTGTTCCTGAACGTAAATCAACGTACAGGTTCCACCTGAAGCACGGAGTTGAATATGTATTAAACCAATTAAAATGAATTTCAGTTGATTTATGTACACATCCAACACGAGTCCGTGTAAAAGTGGTATTTTGAATGGTGCTGCCTCCTATTGTAGGAGGGGGACCATTCATTTCTTCAATGACGGAGCTCGCTCTCTGAGCGAGGCTATCATGAAGTTTTTGTTTCAATGCAGCTTTAAAAGCTGCATCAAATGGATTGTCCAATGATGTTTTCATGAATTTTTCTCTTTCGAGTTGATTCACTTCACACATCATTTGAACAATATCCCAAGGTAAAATAAATGCCGGAGCATTCACTTTAACCTTAAGATTATTAAGAGGTTTAACTCTCTTAATAGGTAACTTACGAATAGGCTTACGCCTAAACGTCGGATACCAAGCCGATCGATAGTAATACGTAAAATCATCAACAACATGGCCATAACCACGTTGTAAACGTTCAATATCACTATCATTGATTTTACCGTCGCAGCCCAGAAATTTCCTGGGGGTAACGGGGATGAAGTCGCAATCATCTGCTACAGATGAGGTAACTTCGACATTGTGTTGGTTTTGTTTGTTTTGAATAAGACAAGCCATAATAACACATTGAAAAATTCACTTTACATCGCAACCGCATGGCAAAACCACCGGAAGTCGTAAAGTATATCTCAGTAGACACACCCATTGAAAAGATCCCAACGAACAAATAAACTGCCAAACAAAGCAGTTTGATTCATCCGAATTTCACTTCAACTTTGGTGAATAACCGAAATTCCGTATACGATTTTAACGTCGTAGTAAATAAGAGTACACACCCAGCACGTGTGCACAATTCATTGTCGATCCCAGATAATGTTAAGGGTCCCCATAATGGAGAGATTTGGAATTTTGAGATTTTCGTATGCCTGAAATAGGATTAACGCGCTACGCGTACCTATTATTAAACAGCATACTACCGTGCGATAAAATATCGGAAATATAATTTTAAATGATTTTTAGCAAATCATATTCCCAATAAGTGCAGTAAGATTATTTAACTTAACAATTTATTGACAGAGCCTACATAAATGCGGGTAGTAATCAATAAAAGTTTAGGAAAAATAAAATTCAACGTACGATAACATATCAAAAGTATGTTAACCAGTAATCTATTTACTCCTGGAGAGCACTAATGAAAAGCTACATCCAGTTTCTGTAAGAGCACTAAGTCTTGGCTTGACGAATAAATTCGTTCAAGGGAGAACAAAAGCTACATTACCTTTCGACTAAGAACAAAAACCATCGAAATGGCTAAAAGAAATATGCT